CAGACCATAACCCATCTGTGAAATCGATTGGTGTTTTGGGGCAGATGGCTGGTTCCCACGCAGATGTAATAGTGGGTGATGATATAGAGATCCCTAAGAACTCAGATACTCCGATGGCTCGGCTGAAGCTGGCCGAGAGGTCTAAAGAGTTTGAGGCTATAATCAATATTGGAGGGAAGCAGGTTATTCTGGGTACTCCTCAGAATGAGCAGACCGTTTACGCCGATTTTGTAAAGAGGCGGGGATTTCTTGGTTGGGTTTGGCCTGTCCGTTTCCCTGAGAATGCCATACATCCGCTGGGGCAGCTAGCACCGATGTTAGCTAAGAGGCTGAAGACTGAAGATCTCTCTGGGGGGTCTTCTCTTTTCTATAGCACGATTCAGACAGATCCAGAAAGAGGCCTCTCTGAAGAAGAGCTTCTTCAATTTGAGACTACTTATGGGAAGTCGGGTTTTGCTCTCCAGTTTATGCTGGATACGAGACTATCGGATGATCTAAAGCAGCCGCTCTCTTTGAACGATCTCTTAGTGGTTGATCTGCCTAGAGATGCTGCCCCTCCTATACTTCACTGGGCTACGGGAAAATCTCGACAATTAGATATTCCACATTTAGGAAGAGACGGGCAGTTCTTACATAGCCCGATTCCTGAAGAGATGTCTTATCAGAAGTACACTGCAATTGGCCTGTTTGTTGATCCCTCCGGTAGAGGAAAAGACGAAACTGCCTGGGCTGTTGTGGCCTGTATGAATGGTATGTACTATGTTCTAGACTTTGGGGGTTTTCAAGGAGGAGGATATGATGATGCCGTTCTTCATTCCCTGGCAGAGACCGCAAGAGTATACAGAGTCTCTCTTGTAGTGGCCGAGGATAACTTTGGGAATGGTATGTTCACAAAGCTCCTTACGCCAATTCTTCAAAATACCTGGATGTGCGGAATTGAAGAGGTTCGCGTACACACAAGAAAAGAACTAAGGATAATCGGTAATCTAGAGCCTATAATGAATCAGCATAGGCTTGTGATTGATAAGGCTGCTCTCTTAAGAGACTACCGAAAGCTGCGGGATTCAGAGGGATCTTTAGGAGACCTGTGGCAGACCTACGCGCTAACCTACCAAATGAGCCGCCTTACTAAGGATAGAGGTGCTCTTCCCCACGATGATCGTATTGAAGCGGTTTCTATGGGGGTATCCTGGTGGGCAGATCAAGCGCTCTTAGATGTAGAGAGGACAGCTAAAGAAAAAGATACTAAACTAGATGATCAGTTTAGAGAGCAAAGCCTAATCTCTGTATTTGGCTCTAAAAAAAGACCCCGGACTGCCGAAGCAAACCGAGGTCTGTCAATGGGAAGCCGAAGCGCTAAGCGCTGGGCACCTTAAAAAGGGACTTCTTCAGGTACAGTCGTATAATCAGGTAGATCAGCTAGAAAGGCAGGGAGGCCCCCCTGTAGGATAATTTCTTCGGTATGAACCAGAGCCATAATATTCCAAACGGCCTGAGAGAGGTGGTCTTCGTCTCGATATCCGAGAAGATAATCATTCAGGTGTCTCTTAGCGGAGTCCATAAAGCGTGAAAGAGGCTGCCCCTTTTCCCAGTTCCTGTCACCATACTTCTGAGCACCCTGCTGACAGACCATAGAAAGGCGATGAAGAGCGATAGGACTTATAAGATCATAGCGTCCCTTTCCCTCCTGAGTGTCCCTTACAGAGCCACCAATGAACTCTTGACGGCTGCCTGAGTCCTGAACACAGAACGCTTTGGGTTCTTCTTGAGGAGCGTTCCGCTTTTTGGTAGCAGCAAGATTCCTCCGTACACGAATAGCCGCCTCTTCATTCTTGAGAGCATTTAAGCGATCCGTAGACATTGAAGTTTCAGCTTTAGAAAGGTTATTTTCAGAAGTCATTTCAGTTTCAGACATTTTGGGGTCCATAGGGTTATGTGTTTAGTTGTCGTATTATAGCTATCAGCCTGAAGAATAAAGGCGCACCGCGCATTCCGTAGGGCATCCCTGTAAGAAAGTCCTGCCTTTTTATAGGCCTCCAGTACAGTAGCCCAAGAATACCCATGCTCGTCAAATAGTTTATGAGCTGTTTTTTCTCCTACACCGGGACAGCCAAAGTAGTTATCCACACGGTCTCCAGCTAGAACCTGCCGTAAGAAATACTCCTCTGCTTCTTTCCTAGAGATATCGTGAAGCTCTTGGTGGTCTGTATTATAGTAATAGCCAGGTAGAGTAAACATATCTTTATCTATACTGCATACTATAGTATTTTTCTTAGGGGTCTTCGTGTGTAGAATACCCATGACATCATCAGCCTCCATGCCTGGTTCAATCTCAGGAAACCAGTGATCGATAACAGCTTCCCGAAGAACCCCTAATGCTAGGGGTTTTCTTTCACTTCTATTGGCCTTATACTGTGTATCTATTCTTTCTTTTCTAAAGTTCATTCCAGAGCTAAGACAGATTACAGGCGAAATGTCTGTCTGTAATAGTGTCTTTAGGCTGAGACAGATCCCCTCGACAGAGGCTCTAAAATCATCCAAAAGCTCTGAGAGGTGAAAGCCATATGTATAGTGTTCGCCATCAAAAGTAACAGCATTCAGCCCACGATGAACCGCCTGATAGAGATAAACATCGCCATCAATAAGAGCTTTCATTATTTAGGCCTCCTGTCAAGAATACACTCAATATGAGCGACAGCAATCATCGTTAAAACAGTCTTTTGATGTGACATAGTACTAATGGGTTTCGGACCAGTTGGCCCCGGTTTTAGCGTCCCCAGCCATGGGACACTGAAGATTAAGGAATTGGCCGGCCTCACGAAAAGCCTGTTCGGCAGAAGCACAGATCAGCGGCGTCCCTTCAGGCGGGTGTTCTAACTGAAACTCATCGTGAACATGAAGCACCATGTTATAGTCATGCCTCTTAAAACAGCCCGCAAAAGCCATTTTTTTATGAAAGATATTTGTAGCCACCTTTACAAGAACCGCCCCAGCGCTCTGGTTATAGGCGTTCAGTAGGCTATGGGGAGAACGGCAGGGTATTCTTCGTCCATCTAATCCCCGAAGTTGGGCATTCTTATTCAGGACAAGATTTCTTTTTCCCCACTTAATATTATAGTAAGCCATCCCCCCTTCAATAAGTCCTTTTTCTAAAGAAGTTTTCAGTTTACTAAGACCGGAGATCTTCTCTTCAAAAGAGCGCCGGGTCTCTGCTGCTTCCTTAGATGTACAGCCTAGAATCGAAGATAGCTTTCCATCCTGAGCGCCATAGAGCCAAGCATAGAACCAAGTCTTTGCAAGATTTCTATCCGTAAGCGAGAGGGCTTTCATGTTCGCTGTATGGGGATCTCCGAGAAGCACCATATCGCGGAATGCCCCGCCGTCGAAAGGCACCGTGAAGTGGCCCAGCATTCTCAGTTCTAGGCCCTTAGCATCACAACCAGTAAGAAGCCACCCAGGTTTAGGGATGAACACTGCTCGACACTCCTCTCCAAAAGGGTTGCCTACTCTAGGAACTTGACCCAGATTCGGCTTACTATGCGAACATCGACTTGTGACTGTTCCTTGGTGATTCACATATCCATGAAGCTTACCGGTCTTTGATATCATGTTTAGCCAAGAAGCCTTACCTACAGATGTTTGGCCAAGACGCTTAGAGATCAGAAGATACTGAACTAGGGCTGGTATGCATTCATAAGGAAGCTCCTTCAGTACGGCCTCATCTACTCTGGGTCTTCCAGAGGGGGTCTGCTGTTTAGGATCGGGAACCCACCCATAGTCCGCTTGGAGGCGATTAGCGATCTGTATTCGAGAGGCCGGGTTGAATACTCTGTATGCAGCCTTCTGTATAGTTTTTCTCTTTAGACGAGAAGGGTGCTTGCTCTCTCGCTTGCGTAGATTGAAAGCCTCTAGAGATTCTAGTATATCAGGAACCTGAATAGGCGTAAAATATTTTGCTAGCGCATCGGCAGCTTCTGCTTGTGCAATGGTGAGAACTTTTATCAACCTGTCGAGGGCTTCCTCATCCACATGAACACCCAATTCAATCTGATCTTGGATATGTTTAAAAAACTCTAGCTCGATATGAAGAGCTTTCTCCGGTACATCCTTCTTTATTAAGAACTTATAAAGCTTGTGATTTAGACTAACATCCTGTTTACAGTAAGAAAGCATCTCTTCTGAGAAAGAGCGAAAGGATAGTATTTCTAATTTAGGAGAATCTAGTCGATACCCCCAGGCCTCTAAAGAGCGTCTTCCCTTCAACTTCCCTGGTATACGGTTATTAGGGATATCCCGAATCTTTAGCTCATCACCAGGAAAGAGAAGACCCACTACTGCTAAAGTATCATATAGGAACACCTGTTCCCACTGATTGCTGGGGTATAAGCGCTGAAGAGCCTTTAAGTCATAGCCGATAATGTTATGGCCTATCAGCTCATCGGCCTTTTTTAGGTATTCAATACCCTGATAAACCGTCCCGTTCCGTGGAATCAAAGGATCATCATGGAAAGCGTGCGCTTCCCCAGAGTCTACATCTTCTGTGCAGATACAGAAGATCTCTGTAAGACCAGGAAGAAGATTATCCGCTTCTATATCAAAGACTATTTTCATTTAATTAGATGTTTGATTGCGGACTTACAGGTAGTCCTGGCCTCTTCCTCATTCCAGCAAGCGGATAGTAATAGGGGTCTTCCCTCTAAACCCCAGTTTGAAGGTACGGTAAAGGCCTCCTTATAAGGCATCCCAAAGTAGCCATCGATCTCCGCATCGGAGTGGCTTAGGCAGGTTTCCATAAAGCCGATAGTTCTAAAAGTTGCCATAGAGACGGCAGAGCTTAGAACATGAAGCCTTAGGGGTTCTTCTGGTGCTTTTAGCTGGGTAAGGAATACATCGATTCCGTCTTCCTTCTTCTTGGGCTTAGTGAGGTGGGCCATAACAATTTCAACAGAATACCCCGCCTCTGAAAGGGCGTCGGCTAAAGCAAGCGCGACTACTCCCCTCCACATTCCAGATCTAGCAGAGGTCGTACAACTTGTACTAATGTTGAACATCAGTGACACAACAGGCCCTTGCCCTCTAAGGATTCTTTTTTTATCCAACCAGGCTTCTTCAAAGCCTCGGGTATAGAAACGATCTAGGGAGAACTCTCCTCCTGAATCACCAAAGACCCTGCCTCTTTTCCGAGAGGGCATGATCTGAGGGTTTGTTTTAATCTCTTCCGATATGCTCATGGATAAGCTGTCTATCGCATCCATCCCTTCACCCCAGCCATGGTCGATAAGATCTTGAACCTGTGCCCAGCTCTTTATTAATTTACCTGAATTATCTTTTCCGTACCAACTGGTTCCCTTCGTTGATGATTTGAGCATATAAGCATTAATGTATTTTTTCGTACCGATGGAGCGGAATCGAGGACATTCTTTAGTGGGATCCCCGCTTACCCCGCTCGACCAAATATCAGGTGCAAGTCTTTCAAAGGGATGGAGCCTATCCTCGTTCGTCAACCAGACAATATTCTGTTTAGTCTCAAAGGACCCCTGTTTCGGACGAGTAAGGCGACGAAGCTTAGACGCTGTATAATCAGGCTTTTTCTGCATTACTTCACCGCCTGTTTTTCGTCCGCAGTCCAACCGCACTGAAGCTGCCGAATAGCCTGATCTTTAGTAATAATGCCCGAAGATATCTGCCTATCCAGACGAACAGCGACCCGTGTACTTACTAAGCGGCGCAGTTTTCTTTTAATAACAGAGGAACGAAGAGTCCAGACCGCTTCTCTGAAAGACTCATCATTGATAAGGGTTTTCTCCAGCTTTTTATCATAGTCCATTTCGATGAGGCCGGCCTGGAAACGATCAAGGGTCGCACCATCTAGGGCATTGCGACCACAATACATCCTATTAGCACCTGCCCCATAAGTATTAGCGCTTGCTATACAGACAAAATCCTTATGTCTTGTGGCCATCGGGGCCTCTTTCCGATCAGGTAGATCAAGATAACCGTTGTCCAGCGCTGTGTTGAGGCTTACTAAAACATTCTCATCACAAGCATCAAACTCGTCTAAGAGAACAACGCCACCATTCTCATAGAAAGAGATGAAAGGAGAAGACCTGAATTCAAAACAACCCCCAGCCCCGGAAGGAACATACCGTCCTTTGAAGGCGCTTTCTGTTACTCCCCCAGACAGGCTCATAGCGAAAAACGGAAGACCTAAACCGTCGGCTACCTGTTTAGCCAGAGTCGTTTTCCCTGAACCGGCGGGTCCTACCAAGAGGATATTTTCTCGTATACCTGCCAATTGCGTTGTTCTCTTAAACTCCTTATGAACATGGCCAGAAATTTTAACAGAAGATGTGTCGGATGTCTTGACAAACAGGGTACTAGGCACCCGCTCGTCAATAAGGCGTTTGATTTTTTCCTCTACCCGGTCTTCAAGAACACTCAGATTCATACGCTTTGAAACAAGGTTAGCCAATGCTCCGATGTTCAATAGCGAATCTGACTCATCTTGGTTTGGTTCAGATGACACAGGCTCAGGTGACACAGGCTCAGGTGACACAGGCTCAGGTGACACAGGAAGAACGCTTAAATCAGCCAACATCTTGTCCGAAAAAGAGGGTACTATCATTGATCCTGCCTTCGTGGCTTTAAGCCAGCGAGCCTCCGTATCTAACGGTGTGCTCCACCAACCAGGAACAAGGATACGGAAGAGAGACACCAAACGCTTCGTCGCTTCATCGGTTTTTTCTCCGGGAAGTTGGGCGCTGTTAGCGGTTAATATCCGGTCTGCTACTACATCCCAGCCTTTATCCTTGAGAAGCCGGGGACAGTCACCTATTTTGGGTACTTTACCTTGAAAAACTTGCCTATCCAGGATTAGGCCAAGGGCCGTCGGGAACTCTTTCCGTCTACTACGATTTGTAACACGCAATGGCCTAAAGAGCCCGTATAGGTTCGTATAAGAAAGCCTACCACCCTGTTTATCGACAGAGAGATTCAAGAGCGCTAAAGAGATAAAGGTGGCGCTTCGTAAAGACACGCAGTGTTCTTCGGCTTTTTCTATTGTATTATGTGTGGTCCCGCAAGTTGTATTAACAGTTGAGGACCAGCAAGTAAACATTCCCGTTTGTGTTGTATTGGGATTCATTTGGTAAGGCCAGGGTTGTCAGGGAATCGATGAGAAAACGCCATAAAAAGAGCGCTTTCGTAAGCCCCCAGTATACCAAAATTATTTGCAATTTCGTAGACAATTCTGTGCCAATTCTGGGAATTCTCAAAATTGGGAAACGAGACCTCTTGAATTG